CGTACCACTGCTGAACCAGGCTTTTCGCTAACCTTAACCTCAACAGACCTTTTATCTCGACAGAGTTATATCGAGAAGATCGGTTCGGTCGAGGTGAGTAAGCGAACGCTTTTAGCCAGGTACGGCTAACCTTCTGAGGCAACGTTAAGTCGCCCCGGAAGAGTCGACGTTCTAATCCGAGATCCTCGATGGATTGAGAATTCCGTCTTAGAACCCATAGGGAGTTAAGTAAAAATCCCATAGTGTCATCCTGACGAGTATAACTCGCTTCCACCAGGTTGGGGACTCGATATCCTTCGATACCGAACTTGGCCCGGCTAGGGGTGGACTCATCAAAGTTAGAGATGAATCCACCGTCTCCCAAAGTCTCTGGAATCCGAAGGCGCAAGCCGACGGGAACAGAAGCAACGAGAGATTCAAATACGGAACGTAGACGAGCATCACAGCCGTAACGACTATTCCGGCGATGAGCAAGTCTACGAACTGCATTTGCTAGGCGATAAATTGCAGGAACGGATGATACTCTACCTTTAAGGTAGATGGGGGTAACGTCGACCCCAGAGAAGAAGTGAGAGCCACAGCTTTCTCTAAACGGGGAGTCGAAAAAACTCTTCTTCCCGTTAATGACAAAGCCGTAGAATCGCATCATCTCTGAGAATAACTCATAGCACGCGCTTGGCAACACGACATCATCGCCGTACGCGTTCACCTCAGTTGTTGAGAGGTGCAAGTATTCGGCGCAGCAAAATGCCACTGCGTAGAATATTAAAGACTCAAGCTGGAAAGTGAATCCGTTCCCCATACTGGAGAACTTATTCCATTTTCTGACTTGAGCGCTATGAGTGCCGTAGTGGGATCGACATGCATCCATCAGGTGGAACCACCGAGGAGGAAGCAATTCCTCCACGACAGCACATGAGATGGAATCGCTAGCAGAAGAGAGGTCCACCGTTGCAAGTCGGTTTGTCAAACTACCGATATGCGCGAGCTTCTGGTTTTCGACTGATAACGCAAATCGACTCCACACCGTCGGAGACGACGACCAATCATTTCGCCAATGGACTTTTGGAACCAAAGATTGATTCCAGGTTCAATAGCGATAACTCGATTAGTTGTCGAATCCTTCGGTACAGTGACCACCTTGTTACCCACCTGAAAGGCTGGGAAGCCATTCAGGGGCAGTTGGGAAGCCCAGAGAGGATAGTATCCCTCAAGGAGCTCCCATGGGACAAGGTTGTACAGATCACGCGTAATTCCAACTTCAAGTTGGAACTTCTTCACTGGACTGGCGTCCCTACGTTTTATCAACGTAGAGGCACCAGGACCCCAGTCAGGAGAAGAGAAGAACTCGTCTGCGGAAAAGTCGCCAAGGAGTCTTTCAATTTTTCGAATGACTGCGGAATGCAGCCAGACGGCACGACCGGCGTAAAGCGGGTCGCGCGAAAGGTCCTGAAAGCGGCGATTCGTTTGCCCACACAGAAGCTCGAATTTCTCGAATTTCTGCATCGCAACGTCGTCCAAGTCATAGGGCAAGGAAAGATCCTTG